TTCTTGTTTTCTTCAATGCGGGAATAACAGGCTGCACCGTAAAACTTCCCGTTGAAAGTGAATGTTACATAATAGGATGAACTTATATCGTCATTGTGGGTAATATCTACCGTATTTACCTTGATTCGCTTTTTAAGTTCATCCTTACCAAATTCAATCATAATTCCTCCTTCCCATTGGCTGCTGCTGAATTGAAAGTATCTTCCAGATAAACCTTAAGGGCACTCAGTTTTTCTTCTGAACGGGAGTTTGAGACCTCGGCAACGCCTAAAACTTCAAAGCAATGTTCCCGCTGTTCCTGCACCCCAACGTTATTGACTTTAAAAAGTCTCTCTATGTCACTTTTAAGTGACAACATTCTTTTGCGTTTCTCTTCATCTACTGGTTTGGTTGCAGTGGCAGGAGCGGTGACGGGTTTTTCTTCCGGTACAGGTTCGGCGGTTTTGACTGGTTC